TATCTTCGTCTACAAAATATTCTCTTACGTTTGTGAATGCACCTTTTCTATATGCAAAATAAACATTATTACCAGCTCCCACAGGTTGCACATTTGTATCAACTTCAAACTCTGTAGTTGCGGTAATACTAATTGTTTCTGGTGTTAGATTACCATTAGATTCTAAAATAAATTGTGTCTTGTCTGAAAAGAACAATAAACTTTCATTATAAGGTATAACTCTTTTCAAAATAGAAACACTAGTGTGACTAACTGTTACATCTATGGGTGAATCATCTAGTAAAGCTGTAACTGTACTAGGAAAGAAATTAAAGAAATCACCAGCTCGACTAAAGATTACATTTTCATCAGATATAAAGCCAAGTCTATTTTTATGAAAGAAAACACCATTAATAGTTTGTCCTACAAAACTTGGATCAGGAGCTGAATCTAAATCTCCTACAGTTCTGTCATCATAAGTAGCTCTATCAAAAGTAAATGAACCACTAGACAAAGCAAGTTTATGTGGCATTGTTGTATTATTTATTTGAAACGTAATGCCTGGCTTTACAGTTTCCTCATAGTCACCTCCAGTAGAGGTGGCCTTTACATAGTATTCATCAAACTCGTTACTAGGGTCACCTATAATTTTAAAAATATCTCCAACACTTACACCTGAAGTTGGAAGTTGTGAAAACTGGTTTTTTTCATCAGTAATACTTCCTGGTGTAGTAGAGGTATTCATGGTAACTGTTGTTTTTTTATTTATAATAAAAGTAAAATCAGCAACAGTTAAAAATTCTAAATCAGTTGAGGGGTTACTACATACTAAATAACCAGTGCCATTAGGTGTGTTTACAGTAACAGCATTACCATTTAAATCATAAGCAACGATAGATGCAGTTGAATTATCACTAGTAACAATGACTATATATTGATTACTTGTATCCCTGTTTACAACATGAATAGCTGCATTACTTAATGATGAAGATGAAATTTTTGCCACATGTTCTGTTGGTGGCCTTTTAAGTAAACCATCAACAACTGAACTAACTCCATTAATTTGACTATCACACTGTGTAAGTTGTCTCAGTGTAGATGGTTGTTGTGAAACACCATTAATTAAATTTGGTATTGATGTACTGACTAAAGGCATTGGTTACCTCAAGGCTCGTCTTAGTACACCCCTGTTAACAATTTTACGAGTGGTAAAGTTGTCATTAAGTACATTGTAATCCTGTGTTTGAGCTTCTATTTGTTCAAAGTATAATAGAGCTTCATTCTCATCAGCTTGAGTGAATCCTGATAAAGTTTGCGATCCTAATATTCTATTTTGAAATCTTCGTGCAGATTTAACTGTTATGTATCTTCTTACATGTTGAGGTAAATCTGTAAATTCTAAGAGTAAAACCATAGTAACAAAAAGAGTACCAGTAAAAGTTGTAAAACTTCGTTGTCCTCTATCATATAACCTTGTTCCTCTTTGTACAACATCAGTTTGTATTGATTGACCAGTAGTATCTACACTAACACAATTAACAGGTAAATCTATTTCTCCATCTGTATTAGGAGTAATAGGAAAATTTATTTCTGTATTACAATGTAACCCTCTAGATTGTATCTCTACATTTGTTTCATCTAAAATACTTTCAGCAATAGAAACGTCAGCAAGAGTTGCATCATCTAAAGATGAAACTGGAGCTTCGCCTATTGATGCAAGCATAATGTTTACAGCTTGTATTTTACTAGTCGGTGTTAATGCCATTTAATATTCCTAAGTTAAAAAAAGGAGCACCATTACGATGCTCCTTAGTTTTAGTTTTATTTTTTAGCGCAAGCATATGCATTGATTTCAAGGCCAATAGCAATAGCTTGAACTTTTGGTTTAGTCCAAATCGCCATATTATATTTCTCCTATAATTAAGCAGTTTGAATTTGAACGGCAGCTTCAGGTCTAAGAACACCATGGCCAGCAGCATATTTTGCTACCATTAGTGTACCTTGTCTTCTGATGTCATATTCTGACTCAACTGCAAGATCCATTAATTTAACTGTACCCACAGCAGATGGGTGTGTAATAATGGCAACTGTATTTGCAGCAGCAGCTACTTGTTGGCCATTAGCACCACCAGCATCAACACCAGTGCCAGTAACATTGGCAGTTGGAAGATGAGGTACTTTAATTAAATTAATACCAGCTAACTGAGGAACTTGTCCTGTTGCAATTGAACCTTGACCTGAGAAGTCAACATTTATAGCATTTGTTCCATTAGCTAAAAGATAATATTGTTCTGGTTTTAAGTAACAATATCTGTCTTCCGCTGGTACATAGTTGTCATCCAAAGTTTCGGCTGCTGAGAAAATACTAGCAATTAAAGATGTTGCATTGGTATTCGCATCCGCATCAGTTATAACTGTTCCTGATGGATAACTTGTATCACCAACATTAGCTGTAGATTCGTTTGCAGCAGCAACCATCATTTGTAAAACGTGCTTATCCATTTGAAAGGCGAGGGCACGCCCCATTTCTTGAGAGTAAATCGACCTCACGTCATAATGATTTTTGGCGGAGTCGATGTCTGCAATGAAGTGATGTGATATTAGTAAGTCATTGATTTGAATGATTTTTTCATTGTGGTTCAAGTCACTGCCTACTATCTCAGCTCCAGGAGTATGATATGAAGCACTACTTCTACCCATTACAGGGAACTGTGCACTTTTTCCTGAAGATATTTGTCGGACAAGATGTTTGTCCATTGTTACGGCAGTTCTTTCAAATGATTCCATAACCTCACCACTGAACACTTTAAGAAATAAAGAGTTTGCATTAGCATAGTTACTATCATTTGCATTAACTGCGCCTAGTCTTGAGACTGTTGCATTAGTCATGTTTTATCTCCTTGATAAAATAAGTTAATATAAATGTTTTCTATCTACACCTTACTTCGCAAAAGTATTCTCCTCGGAGAGTTTTGTTCGTTTTGGTTTTGATTAGAGTTTGGAACGAGCCAACTTATCTTGAACTTCTTGTTGATAAGCTGGATCTTTACGATACTCTGGTTTTGCCATGTCAGCAGTGACTTGACTCCAGTTATCGTATCCGACTCCAGTGGATACAGCAGATTTACCACCAACTAGGGATGGGTCTGTGCCCTCTGAACTTGTATATCTAGCTTTTAAACCTTGTACTGCAAGATTTATTTGAGCTATATCAGAACTGTTAACAGCAATGTTGAAAGCATTTACTTCATCTTTAGATAAGCTATCTTTTGCCCAGTTAACCATTTCTGTATATTGTTCTTTACCACCCACACTATTGTAGACTTGGTTTTGAACATTTGTAGCTAAAGCTTGCTGACCAGCAATGTACTGGTCAACGACATTTCTTGGTATGCCTTTTTGCTCCATCTCAGTGTAACTTGAGTCGGAAAGACTACCATTAGTATTATATTCATTTGAATATTTATCAAAATCCAAACCAACAGACTGCAATGCTTCTTCTGCATTTTCACCTTGTATTTCTAAAGTATCATCCTTGGATTGTTCTTTAGGTTGTTCTTTTGGCTCTTTTGCTGTTTGTTCAGCTTGTTTTTGTGTAAGCTTTGTATATTCACCTTGAAGTGAGTCATAAGCTTTTGCTAAGTCTTCTGGTGACTTAAACTTTTCTTGTAACCACTCAGGTCGTTCTTGTGTTGTTGCTTCTTCCTTAACTTCTTCTTGAGGTTTTTCGGAAGTAGTTTCTTCTGATTTTATTGTAACTGTTTCAACCATGACTAACTCTTTTGAATTATTGAACCATGTGCATTACGATACTTTTTTCCTGGCACAGCAGTTTGTGCATTCCATAATGGTAGGTCTTCAATTTTTTCTTCTTTAGTCTTAGTTTCTTCTTTTGGATTATCCTTATCACTAAGGGTCTTACTCAGTTTCATTTGTAGTTCCTTGTTGTTGTTGTTGCTGGAGATTTTGAGCTGAAGCTTTAGCATATTCTTTCACAGCTCCAGGTGCAGCTTTCTCCATAGCAGAATTTAACATTTGTTGCTGCATAGCTTGCTGTTGTTGTTGAACTTCAGCAGCTAGTTGTTCATCAGTTTTAATTAAACCTGATGTGTCTATTCCATGACCAGTAGCCAATCTAGTTATTAAGTCACCAAAGTCAACTCTTTGAATTGTTTCTGGATTAGCTTGAGCTAGTTGAATAACATCTGTCATAAAGGTTCTAAGCTTATTAAGATCATTACCTCTACCAAGAGCTTCAATACCAGTTATAATTACTGGAGCTACTTTGTCTTTTGGAATCTTTGGTATCTTACCACTTGCTGACATTCTTTGCATAAGAATATTAACAATAGGTAATTGCATTTCTTGAGATAGAATAGAGTAAACACCACCTAGTGCTGTTTCTAATTCTTGAGCCATATATCTAATTTCTTCAGCAGTAACTCTTTCGGCTTTTCTTTGTATTGCAGAGTTAAGTAAAAAATCAAAGGCTAGTCGTTCTTCAATTCTTGTAATAGCTTGGAGAGACACTTGCATGTCTGCTCTTTTTTCAGTTTGTAAAACTCGTACATCATCAGGTTGACCAGTAATCACTGCACCATTCTCAGCTTCAGCTATGTCTCTTTTTCGTGTGGTAGCATTAGGCCTTACTAAGAACACAACTTTAGATGTGGCAGCAGCAGCTTCAACCATTGCTTCAGTCAAACCCTCAAGACTTTTTAAGTCTCCTATAAATTCTTCACAATAACTTCTACCATAATCTTCATTATCTATTCTAACCATTCGTAATGGTATAAAAGGTAAAAGTTCTTTTTTGTATCTTCCTTGTGATTTAGGAATAATTACATCTTTAACTTCTTGTTGCACATTATAGAAGTCACCATCTTTTCTAACAACAGTAAACACTTCAACGTCTTCATCTTGATTTTTAATATCAGCTTGCTGCCTTATTTCTTCATCAAGTGACATTGGCGAAACCATTTCTTTTACAATAATCTCTAGTATCTCGCCTTGTGGATCTCTTTTTACACCAAAAGAATGTAGAGGAAAAACTCTTAAACTACCTTTTTTAGGTAAGTGTAACAAAACATTACCAGCTACAATCAAATGTTTTAAAGCTTCGTAAATTGGCACTCTAATAGCTGAGTTTTCAACTTCAGCTTGTATTTCTCTTTCTATGTTAGCAAGTGTATCTTCTACTTTTGTTTTTAAACCAGGTTGATTAATTAATTCTTTTTTAGTTTTTGAGTCAACAGACAATCTAAAAAAAGGACTATTAGGTGGAAACAATAAAAGCAATAGCTTACTTGCTAGATTATTAACACCTCTTGATCCAACAGATTGATAAGGTTGATATAAATCGTTACTATAACTAAACCCCTCATAAGGCAATAAGGAAGGTATAGTTAACTCAGCACACTCTCGTGCTCTATCTAAATAAAGTTCTCGTTCTGTTACTAACTTTTCGTATCTGCCTGATGCACTCATTCTAATTAGGGATGTTTAAACCAGAACCACCATAAGAACCACCCAAGGCTGTATCAGAACCAGTAGTTCTTAACGAGCTTCTTCCCTTTTTCTTTTTCTTTTGAGCTTCATTATCTACCAACTCAGGTGTCTCAATATCTGATGGATCAGTAAGAGGAGGGGGTGGTGGGGGAGCGGGCGGGGGCTTTGGAGCGCTAAATACACACATATTATTCTTCCTTATTTTCTTCGTTTTCTTTTAATGTTATTAACCATTGAACAACTGACCTTTGACCAGCTTTAAACCACACTTCTCTATCAGTGAGTTTTATATCTGGACACTCATTTGGAAAAATCTTATCAAGTTCATCTATAAGATCTTCTAATTTATAAGGTAATTGTTCCATGAAATGTTTCTAAAACCAGTAGTACAGCTATCTTACTGGACAAGCTCCTGTTGCACATTCATCATCTTTTAGTTCTTCTAATGAATTTGCCGAGTTAATATCTACAGATTCTAATTGTTTTACATACTCATCGTGTTCTTCTTTAGTTACTACCTCTTGTGGTAAGTAAGGATAACCAAGATCAGAAGCTGACTTTGTAGGGTCGTTTCTGTAAAGAAAAGAAACACCTATGTAAATATCCCAGTTCTTAAGTAACCACTCTATTATTGCTGGAACTTCTTTTTTATCATAAGAGATTGTTACCGAGCAATTATGGTCAACATAGTTTTCCATTAACAATTTATATCTATTAAGTTGATCAACCGCTGCTTCCAAGTTAACTTCTTTACCATCTACTTCTGTAAAATCAACATTTTCATGACAAACAGGAAACGTAACTAATACACTTGTATCATCGTAAGGATTATCCATAACCTTATAATTACTTTGTTTTAGTTTTTCTACAAGAGGATCATTTTTAGAAAAGTTAATGTTATTAAAAATATATTTACCTAATGGTTTATGTACTCCCTCAGTAGTATCCATTATTTTAGATAAAGTTCCACTAGGTTTTACAGTAGTTACAGCTTTAGGTCTTGGCATGTTAAGTTCTTCGGCCATGCTTTCAGCTCCCTTAACTGCCATCTCTCTTAAACCTTTAAATGATTTAGCGGAGTCACAATGTTCCCAACTTACTATTCCAGTCAGTCCAACCCCACATAGTCGTAAAAAGTTATTAAGCTCATGCCATGTGTCAGCTAATACTCCATCTTTTAAATTAACACAAGTTTGTCTATAATTAGCTCTTGCTATTAAATAAATAGCTCTAAGTAAACTTTCCCAGTCACCATTAAATTTTCCTAAATCACACTCTACCAAGTTACAAAAATTTTTATTACCTAGTAAAATTTCTGCGCAAGGGTTTAATCCTTTAAACCATGCTGCTTTTCTTTTTGCTGTTTCAGCATTTATAAATCCAGGTTCTGAACCACCAGCTTCTTCCATTAATTTAAATATATAATGTAGTTCTGCTTTTGTAGGTTTTTGATGAAACACTAGAGAATTATTAGATTGACTTCTTTGTGGATTATCATTGAAATGATCTTTTTTGGCTTTAGCAAAATCTTCCCACTCTGGACTATTATAATCTAATAAACATATTTCTGCTGATCTCCTGCTTGATAATACAGTTCCTATCCAATTAACAATATCCAGAATATCCAAATGACTAAGAAGATTACCAGACCTCCTATTAAGTATGTCAACGATTCGTAAAAATGCTTTTGACAAAAGTTTATCGCCTTGCGAAATCCAACCATAACCTGAGAGTCTTGAACCCTCTGGTCTAATTTCAGAAAAGTCAATAACCAGTTTTTCACAATCGTACTTACCAGCGAGCAGCTTTCCAAGACCTTTGCACCAACTTTCGGCACTATCTCCAATACTAACTTTCCAAAGTTTTTTATCTTTGTCATAAGATTCAATGTTGTCATCTCTACCTCCTTTCGTTTTTCTTTTAGTTCGGATGACTTCGACATTATGAATGTAGTTTTGAAATCCATTCAAAGTTCCAGTGACAGGTTGGAAACCAACACCACATCCTTGAAGTAATAACCAGAAAGCATCTACTACATCATAAACTGTTTCTACTCTTAAAAAGCTACAATTAAACTGAGAAGCTTCTCTGTGTTTAGAAACTTCAGTTCCACCTAACCATAGTGTCCTACCAGCTACAGATACCTTTCTTTCTAAAAGTAACTCTTTTAATTGATTAAGCTCTTGTGATTCTTCATATGTCAAATCATGTTTTTTAGCTCTAATCCACAACCATCTTTGATGACTAATAACTCTACTTATAGTTTCTTCCCATGTTTCAAAATTATTATTATTATCTAGTGGTCTATTATAAGTTCTTCTTGTAATTACTTCTGCTCTAGTAGATACCATTTAATTATTCTCCTCTCTTTTTAAATAATTCCCATTTATTAAGTTTATATTTTTTATGCCATACAGATGGTTCATTACACTTTGCAGCTTTAAGTTTTCTTAATGGATATTTTTCTTCATAATGTTCCACTAGCTCATGTATACCTTTACCACAATTAGTAACCCAATGATAAGGATAGTGTTTTATATATAATTTATTGTTTAGCTCAAACCAAAGTGTTATAATAAAAAAATCAAACATCGATGCCTAATCTCTTTCTTGCATTTTCTCTAATTTTAAAAGTTTCCTCGTCGTAACATCCCCACCCTTGAAGGTCAATGTTATGCTCTTGTTCATAAATCTCAACTTTATTCCATATGTCATTTATGATACAAGCTTCTACTTCACCATAGACAATTTCTTCACCAGTACTAAGAAACAATATTAATATCCATTTCATTACACACCCGCTTCTTGTCTAAAATTTTGTTCGTTTTGAATTAAAAATTCTATGTAGGCTTTTGCTTTTTTAAGGTCTTCTATGTGACCTTTTTCTTGGTAACGACAAATGTATTTTATAACATTTCCCTCACAAAAACCAAGCTCATTAGCAAGAATAAAATTTATTGGTTGAATTTTATGCTGACTATAGTGGTCAGGATTTATTGATTTATCTTTTTCATCTTTTATAGCTTTAGCAATATCAAAGTACATTTGGACTCCATAGTTTTATTTGTTTATTTTTAAAGTCATAATCACTAGCTCGTAAAATTCTAGCCATACGAGCTTGTAATAAAGCTTCATTTTCATCTAAGTTTGCTTTAGCAAAACAATTTAAAATTGATTGCCAAGAACATTCTTTATTTAAAATTTTTTCAGCAGTTACATTTCCAATA